CACTGCTTGTAGCACAAGATGATCCTGAAATTGAAACTTTCAAATTATTGCAAGAACGCAATATGGCCAAGCTAACTATACTACCCAAACTTGGCTGCGAAGGCCTAGCTGACATGCTGTACAAATATGTAAATGGTGTGTATATTCCTGATATGTGGGGGCCAGGAGAAGCTGAACGTCTTTGGTGTTATCGAGTAGAGGTGCGCGAAACACAAAGCAACATGGCGTTTCGCGAAGGACATCGTGAATGGGATGAAGATTTATTCTCTTAATGCAAAAAGAATTTTATAAAGACTTCTTTGAAGGATGGGTGGAAGAAACCAAGAGATGTAGTAAGTGTCTTGAAGATTTACCCATTGACGCATTTGGATTTGATGGTGGCGCAAAATACAGGCGTCATGAATGTAAAAACTGTGCTAGAAAACAAACACGAATACTAGATAAACTTAAAAAAACTGCACCACCAGTTTTAAAAGATCATAGATGTCCAATATGCAATAGAAACGCCGAAGAAGCAAAAGGTAACAATCCTAAGAAAAAGGGTGTGTGGTGTGCAGATCATGATCATGTTACGGGTAAATTTCGTGGATGGTTATGCCATAAATGCAATTTAGGATTAGGCAATTTTAACGATAGTGTTGAAAGGCTATTAGCCGCAACAAAATATTTACAAAGGTGATACATGAGTAACAAATATGACATAAGCGTACTGCTTCCTACTAGAGGAAGAACTGATGCTTTGACTCGTAGTGTGGTAAGTTTGGCCAATCGAGTAAAAGATGCTGATAAAATGGAAATTCTATTGGCTTTTGACCATGATGATAATGTTGGTAAAGAACATTGGCAAAAAGAAGTAAAGCCAATTCTTGATCACAAAAAAATTCATTACACTGCATTTAGTTGCAATCCAATTGGTTATCTTAGGCTTAATGAATATGTGAATATGTTAGCCACAAAAGCTAGAGGATCATGGTTAATGTTCTGGAATGACGATGCTATGATGCAAACTCAAAATTGGGACAGTGTAATTAAAGAGTATAATGATAAGTTTAAATGTCTTGCAGTTCATACCCACCGAGAACATCCTTACAGTATTTTTCCAATTGTGCCAAGAGAGTGGGTTGAGTTGTTTGGCTATCTAAGTCCACATCAATTAAGTGATGCGTGGATTAGCCAAGTCAGTTATATGCTTGACATATGGGAAAGAATTCCGGTTTGGGTAGAACATGATCGTTATGATCTTACTGGTAATAACTTTGATGACACATTTAAAAATCGTCCACAATTAGAAAATCAACCTAACAACCCCGACGATTTCCATAGTCAAAAGTGGCATACACAACGAATACAAGACAGTGAGAAACTTTCTTCTTATTTAAAACTTAAGGGCGTAGATCAAACGTGGTGGGAAAATGTCAAAGCAGGAACTCAAAATCCCTGGGCTAAGTTAGAAGCAAATGATATTAATAATCAAATGACCCAATCACGGAGCGAGTATGCATACACAACTTAAAGAAAAGATTAGGGCATATTGGGATAGACAGCCTTGTAACATAAAACACAGTCAACAAGAACTTGGAACCGTGGAATATTTTGAGGAGGTAACGGCCAAGCGTTACCGTGTTGAACCTCATATTTTAGACTTTGCCGGCTTTCATAAATGGCAAGGAAAACGAGTATTAGAAATTGGCTGTGGTATTGGCACTGATGCTGAACAGTTTGTACGGCATGGTGCTGAATATGTTGGCATAGATATCAGTAAAGAAAGTATTTCCTTAAGTTTACAAAGATTCAAAGTTTTAGATCTGCATGGTAGATTTTTCAATATTGATCTATTAGACGATTCTATAGTCAAAACAGAACTTGGCCAATTTGATTTAGTTTACAGTTACGGCGTGCTTCATCATAGTCCAAATATACAAAAACATATAGAGGAAATTTACAATTTAGTCAAACCCGGTGGCGAGTTTAGATTCATGGTTTATGCTAAAAATTCATGGAAGTATGCCATGATTCAAAAAGGACTTGATCAGTTTGAGGCACAAGCTGAATGCCCTTATGCCGAGGCATTTACCCATGACGAAATAGTAAAATTACTTGAACCTTTGTTTAAGATTGAACGTATCAGACAAGATCACTGTTTTATGTATAACGTCCCAAAATACAAACAAGGCCAGTACGAATTAGAACCTTGGTTTGAGGCCATGCCTGCTACCATGAAAGAAGCGGTAAAAGAGTATCTTGGTTGGCATTTATTAGTGAAAGCGAGAAAAAATGCGTAAAGTTTATTTGACTTGGCGACAAGTTCAGGGCCACTGTATTGAAATAGCGAGACAACTTCAGCAAGACAACTGGCGCCCAGATTATATTGTTGGCATAACTCGCGGCGGGGCAGTACCAGCAGTGTTGATCAGTCAGTATCTTGATCTACGTTGCGAGATGCTGAAAGTAAGTTTGCGCAATGATGAAAATACTGAAAGCAACTTATGGATGGCCGAAGATGCGTTTGGTTATGTGCCCAAAGAGGAACGAAGCGACTCTGAGGCAGAAACAGAAATCGCTCGTAGGAAAAACATTCTTATTGTAGACGACATTAACGACACTGGTGCCACTATTGGTTGGATTAAAAAAGATTGGACTAGCGGCTGTTTGCCAAATAGTCATGCTTGGCAACATGTTTGGCATAATAATGTAAAATTTGCCACTATAGTTAGTAATGAATCTAGTACTCATGAGGTTGATTACTCTGCTGTACAAATTAACAAACTTGATGATCCGCAATGGGTAGTTTTTCCCTGGGAGGATTGGTGGAGGTAGATTCTTTTAGTGGGATGAAATTTGTATGGGAAGTTAATAACTTTCTTCCTGAAAACTTTTGTCAAACCGCCATACAATATTTTAACAATTTAGAACAATCGGGTTTGACTGTTGATCGCCGCGCCGCGGAAGGATTTATAAAAAAAGATAAAGATGATACACAAATTGCTTTCTACAATGAAACAATAGTTAATTTATCTTTAAGCACCAATATTAGTTACACGTTTACCAAAGCGTTTTGGCAAATACATGATCAGTATGTGAACCAATTTAGCGTGTTGAGCGATTTTAAAACCTTTAACATCAATTTTTTAAAAATGCAAAAAACAACTATTGGACAAGGATTTCATTTATGGCATTTTGAAAATAGTCCAAGAACAAGCTCGGCCCGAGTGAATACATTTTTATTTTACTGTAATACCGTTCAAGAGGGCGGAGAAACTGAATTCCTTTACTATCCTAAACGTATAAAACCAGAGCAAGGCAAATTAGTATTGTTTCCCGGAGACTTTACATATGCTCATAGAGGAAATCCACCAATTAGTAACGAAAAATATGTTATTACAGGCTGGGTGGAAGTTGTATGATATCAGTAGGCATTGTTGGACATGGTCATATTGGGCAAGCTGTAGCAAACGCACACAAAAAGTTTCATCCTGTAATCCATGACCCTACATATAGTAAGTCGATACCATTGCATGAATTTAAAAATTTGGATGTAATTTATATTTGTGTTCCAAGTCCTCCTAACGAAGACGGATCGTGTGATACCTCAATTTTAAAGAAAGTTTTGAAGGATTTGTATTTTACAAATTTGACAGCATCAACCGTCATTATTTCACATACAACAGCACCACCAACTGTATATAAAGAACTATTATCGCTTTATCCCAATTTAGTTCATGCGCCAGAATTTGTAACAGAGCGTAACGCCAATAAAGATTACCAGTATGCCACATGGGCCATATATGGAGGCAACTCTTTATGGGCAGAAAAAGCCAGAAAACTTAATTGCAAAGTTCGTGATAAAATTTTAGCAAATTATCTTATAGTTAATATTGAATCCGCTGCTTTATACAAATATTTTAGTAACTCTTTTCTTGCTACTAAAGTTTCAATGGCTACAGAATGGAAAAACTTAGCCAATAAGGTTGGTACAGATTGGTCTACCGTAATCAGCATGGCCGGTCTAGACGATAGAATTGGTAAATCACATTTGACTACACCTGGGCACGATGGCAAACCTGGGTGGGCAGGTGCTTGTTTTCCCAAGGATGTTTCTGCTATAATAGCAGAAGCCGCAGCACAAGATGTTGATTTTAAACTACTTGAATTTGTACATAATCTAAATAAAGAGCATAGACAATGACTAATCCTTTTAGAGATCAAGAAAAATTTATGAGAGCATGCGATCAAACTGTTGATGAATTTAATCAACAGCAGTTTGCTATGTATCTTAAATTAATCAAAGAAGAAGTAGCAGAACTGGCGTTGGCAGTTAGTAATTCGGATAAAGTTGAATGCCTGGACGCATTAATTGATATTGTTGTTGTAACAATTGGTGCTATTCATTCAATGGGTGCTGATGCTGAAGGAGCATGGAAAGAGGTAATGAGCACAAACTTTAACAAAATTGATAAAGAAACTGGCAAGGTTCGTAAACGTGAGGACGGAAAAGTTCTTAAACCCTTGGGATGGGTGGCGCCAGATTTAGGAAAGTTTGTAAAATGACTTGGTATTTAAAACTACTTGATAAGCTAGGCAGGAAAAATGTTATTATGGATCGTGTTTCAGATGAACCTTATCTTGAACGCTACTATCTATTTCTCCGCGATAG